TACATTATTTTGGAGATATTGAGAATACTGGGCCTGAAAATCTTATGTCGTGTGCAGGAGCTATTCATTGGTTACGTACTCATTTGGGTACTGACCCTGAAGTTAATGGTGGAGAACCGCCTAAATTACTATTTAATGCTTTATACAGAATACAGGCTAATCCCGCAATTCGTCTTTTTCAATTCTATTTGGATAAAGTTGATGTTGAAGTATTAGCTACTGATTTTAGAGCTCCGTGGACAGTTCGAAGAGCTAATATATCTGTTAATCTTAAAGAGTTTACTCCGGATACTTGGGGATAGAATATGAGTATTTATAAAGGTTCTAGGTATGCAGGGGTGAAGTTTACTGCCGTTAAGCACGGCGATGGGTCCGTAAAAACTTTTCTACATTCCCGTAAGCCGCTAACTACGAGCGATATGCGCCCCCCTCTTTATGCTTTTAGGGTGATGCAGACAGATGTTATTGATATGCTTGCAAAATCGCTCGGAGGAGACCAGAAAAAGTGGTGGGTTATTGCAGATATAAATGATATTATGTTTCCGTTAGATTTAACTGATGAGAGGGAAATTTACGTTCCTGACCGTGGGGAGTTCTATCGAAATGGCAAATGAGCAGTTTGAAATTTGCGAATATAGGGAATCTGCTACAGCTCTTTCAGAGCAGAAATCTGACAAGAGAAGTAGTTCAAATCGTGGAGGAACTCCCGATAAGACTAAGGATAAGAAGGAACCTCCCGACAGAACTCACGCTAGTTGGATTATTGAGCTTGAGGGAGAAGACCTTAAGAAAAAACATTATGCTCAATTTATTTCTGAAGTGTATGTTGAAGATACGTGCGATAAGATTCCTATTGCACGCGTTAAATTTAATAATTCTGAGGGACGCTTTACTAATGACCCTTTATGGGACGGTAATAAAAAAATGAAGATATTTGTTGGTTATCCTGAGATTGGATTAGAGCAACAAGTAGGAACTTTTTATACCAGGCCCGCCAGACAGCAATTTGATGGTAAAATTAGTACTATAATTATTGAAGGATGGGGAGAAGAAGTAAAAATGAGCTTTCCTGAAAAAAGGAGAGTATGGCATGACATGACCGATAGTGAAATAGCTACTGAGATTGCTGATTCGTATGGGTTTGAGTACGAAATTGATGATACTGAAGATAAGTTCCCACAAGTAACGCAGGCAAATGAAAGTGACATGAATTTTTTGATTAAGCGCGCAAAATTATATGGATATATTATCTATGTTAAACGCGGAATACTCCATTTTCATAAGCCGCGATATGTTTTTTCTGGTAGAAGTTTTAACGCTCAGGATAGTCCTATTATAAATCTTAATGTCGGAGTATCGAGAAGTTTTAGAGCAAAACAGCATTTAGGTTCTCAAATTGACCCGATTACTCAAGAAATATTTACGGTAGAGGGGAGTGATATTCAGGATGACTTGTCCATTAAGACTCAGGAGCCGTATGACCAAGTAGATTTGTGGGATTCTTTAATGATGGTAGATGATAAAGTTCCTAATAGTTTCCTTGTTAATCAGGGACATATGCAGAATAAGAATTCTTATCAAAAATTAGTTGATGCTAAAAATAAATCGTCCAGATGGGTTATAAAAGGAAGCGGGTCTGGAATCGGAGTTGAAGACATAGATGCTGGGGAAACTATTAATTTATACGGGATTGGAAAATGGAGCGGAGAATATCTCATTACCAAAATAGCTCACGATTATAAGGGTACTTATCTTATGTATTTTGATGTTACTCGCACATGGACACAATCTTCAACTGAACCCACAGCGTCCCAGAATGCGCAGAACGCTCCAATTACATTAGAGGATGTATTAACAGCTGGCCAAAGTGCTGGAGAGGTAGAGGTAGCTTAATGAGCGAAGGAATTCCTTACAAAGACAGGGAATATTTCGGGAAATACCGCGGTATTGTCCGGGATAACAAAGACCCCGAAAAGCTCGGCAGAATTAAGACTGCCGTTCCGACCATACTCGGTGAAGAACTTTTGCCGTGGGCGTGGCCTGTCTTTCCTGTTGATATGTTCGGAGTACCTGCTGTAAGCGCCCCGGTATTCGTTGAATTTGAGGGAGGTAATGTCGAAAGGCCCCTTTATACGGGGATTTGGTACGGTTCTGGGGAAAAAGCCTATACTCCGAATTCTCGCGTTCTTGGAGAAGAGGACAGCGGAATGAGCGGAGTTAAAGGAAATGACAGTATAAACCCGGGAAATGAGGGAAAAGTGGACGAGCCAGAGAATCCTTATATACCTGGAGATGACACTTATCCGAACGTTAGGTCCATGAAATTTCCGTCAGGATTGATTATTGAGATAGACGGGACGTCTGAGGATGGCCCCAGGTTCCATATATTCCATCCTAGCGGGACTTTCTATGAAATACACCCTAACGGGAGTGTTGTCAGCAAAACGTTCGGTACGGGCTATTCTGTGGTCAGTGAGGACGCTGCTGTGCATATCGGAGGAGCATTTAAGATGATGATAGACGATTTGATGTCTTTAGCTGCTTCCGGCAATGGAATAATTGATATTGATGGGGATTTGACTATACGTGTTGGTGGGTCTCTTAATATAGAGGCTGATGGAAGCTGTGTAATGAAAGCTTCTGATTTTACGTGGGATGGCGGAGGCGGACCGTACGGCAAGGTAGTTACGACGAAAAGCGTATGCCCTTATACGGGAGCTCCGCACCCAGAGGGTTCTTCGAAAGTGGGGTGTAGTAACTAATGCCTATTAATGCAGCAGTATTAGCCACCGAGATAAATGACGCTCTTAATAAAGAGATGGGTGGCGGAGGAAAAGATGTAGCGAAGTATAGATTGAAGCTTGCTAAAGCGATAGCTAAAGCTGTAGTCAAGCATATTCAGACGCAGTTGAAAGATACGCAAGGTAATTCACACTTTTAGGATTTATGATGGCTCTTAACGAAACACAGAAAGCAGAATTCTTAAATCAGACCACGTTCGTACAACAGCTTGGTTTGGTTGACGGGATGCGCGGAATAACTGCGGAAACTCAGTTATTTGCTGTGAATCTTAATAATATTATTGGGGTAGAGGAGCGTACGGTTGATACGTACGTTGACCTCCCTGACCCGACACTTGTTACTGTTGACGAGATGTGGGTAGTTCTTGAAGAGACCCTTCCTAGTTTTCAAAGCGGGGGGTATTATTCTAATGGAGCTGCCTGGATATATTTTGATAATATGGGAATATATGATAATTATGTTGATGCAGAATTTAAAGATTCTTTTGTTGGCGAAGAATGGTTTAAGAATTTCGGGTTTGAAATAGTGAGTACCCATAAATGGCTGTACCATAGCGGGATTGCTTTTTATGAGACTCTGGGAGATGCCCGTGGATATTATGTCCCTAATAATGCAGATGCGCACTCTGAAATTGAATGGGTTGCCGGTGGAGTTATTCGCGAAATTCAAGAGTATTTTATGGATGTTGAAGGAATAACTGCCCCGACCGATGCTACTGAGTACGTTGCTGCTGTTGAACAATTGCTTGCGATAGTTCATTCTATTGACCCGGAAGAAGGGGATGTTTTTAGATATTACGATATTGACCAAGCATATATGTATGTGGATAAGGGAGCTGCTCTTGAGAATGCTATTGATGCGCTGATTGAAGCCAATGGTGACGGGTATCTCCCTACTGTTGGGGACCTTCGATATAATTATCTTGTTAATGGAGACCCATCCGACCCAGCATCCGACTTGTATAAGCTTATGATACTTCCTCAGTTCGAAAAAACACTTAAGAATACGGAACAGGATTTACAGGAAACTATTATTGAAGATGATTCTAATCGCCAGACTATGCAAGATTCATTTGATATTATCGGTGATTTTGCTGCAAAGACTGCGACGATGTACGATGACGCAATTATCCGCGAATATCATCAATGGACAGGAGCGGAGATACATGATGCATCTCCGCAAAATCCGTTACCGCCTGTTCCTGGAACACAAGCAGTATATTCATATGAACCTGTTGGAGCTCCGCCGCCTACTCCTCCTTTATTTTCTACTCAGCAGATTCTCGTTAAAACGTATTGGCCTATAA